TAGGCGCAAATCGACTGTAAAAATAAACAGCGGTTTGCGCGCTAATCCACTCCTTTAAAATCAAAGACTTGCGTTCTGTTTTGGGGAAGATTTTCCCCGAAATGTGACGCAACCCTCTCCCCTCTGGGACGGATTTCGAATCCGTTTTCAGGCCGCATTTAACGGACTGACATTCCGCCAACCTACTGATTTTAATGACCATCCCAAAGAGCCCTATAGGATGCTATGGGGATTATTTGGGGGAGCATTCCCCCAAGATTCCCCCATGACCCAGAATGACCGTTCGTCGGGCATGTGGATTTATCTGTGCTGATCTCTTGCAAGGCGCACAATGTGCGCCTATAGTTCACCCATGCCCAGCGAGAAACGCGAGGCGCCCCCAAGGAGAGTGAACATGAAAATTTCCCAAGTGATCAGCTTGATCCCCGAAGACACAATGGACGAGGCACTGCTGGCCATTGAGACTGTAACCCTGCTGCCGGCAACAAATAGCGCCCGCCTGCGCTGCATCCTGAGCCGCGAGTTCACGTTGCACATCCAGGTCAACGGCGACGCGATTGCCATCACCGCCGAAAGCTGGCCGACCGTCAACGCCACTGCAGCAACCCTGCTGCCAGCACTCAAGCGCGCCATTTACGAGATTGACGAAGCCGCAGCCGCTGGCCGTTACAAGCAATCTCCGGTCAAGCCGAACATCATCGACATCGATTCTCGCCCGCCGGCACCGGCACACATGGATATCCCGATGTGGGACGAAGCGCGCGGTCAGTGGTACGACGCAGAATATTGATAGCCGGAGCTACTCTTGAAACCCGACGCATCAAACCACAACCCAGACCCCGCATACCTGCGGGGCCTGCGGTACAGAACAGGGCTATCTCAAAAAGAGCTGGCCCAGCGACTAGGAATGTCCCGGCGCCTAATCCAATATTACGAGGCGCCCGAAGACTCGGAAGATCGGAGAGTTGCAGACTACCGATATCAGTATTGCCTTGAGCAGCTGGCGAAAGGAGATGATCAATGCGAAACATCATCACAGTAACGGCATATTCCAGCATGCCTGGGCGTTATCAGGTGCGCCTCGGTCAGCCGGAGGCAAAGCGACCGCGCAATCCGCGTGACGTTAGCGGTGGTGAGGCGGCAGCAGCTGCGGCGATGGAGATTGCAGTGGAGGTCGGCAGCAAGGGCTATGCGATTTTTGCGCCGAAGGAGGTGCTGCAGCTGATCCCCGAAGACATGCGCTCCAGGGGTTGACGGCAGCACCGGCAGCAGCCATGATCCAGCTACTGCCGCAAGGCAGCTTAGAAATGACAGCGCATGAATAACATGCTCTATCACTGCCGAATAGGCAGAAGAAACCCGCCCAGTGCGGGTTTTTTATTGACCGGCCGCCTGCCGCTCCCGCTCCAGCTGCTGGAAGTACCGGAGCTTCGCCCGGTCCTCGATCATTCCGGCTCGGATATCCCAAACAGCTGATCCAGCTTCTGGACTGAGTTCGAGGGCGGCGACATTGCCCAGGCTGCTGCCGCCTGTGGTTTCGGACACGACAGCGTCGGCGCGGGCAACTCGGACCGCGATGCGCAGCTCGCGCCGCTCAGCATCAGCACCAACATACATAGCCCGCAGCCTTTCGTTATCTTGTCTCGCATCTTCCAGCTCCCCGTAGTGTTCCTGATCCAGCGCCTGCAGCCGCTCGCGCTCGGCCACCAGCAGCTCTTGCTGCCTCTGCAACTGCCGCTGCCCTTCCCTTGCAATCTCCCCCAGCGTGTTAGCGTGCGCAGTGTTGGCCCGTTCCAGCGCTGCCTCGCCGTTCGCTCCCTGCCAGCTCCACCCCACCCAAAAACCCAGCAGCACCAGGGCAGCCACTGCGCCGATCTGCAGCCACAGCTTGTACTTAGTCAACATGCTGCACCTCTTCCATCGCCTGCGCATACAGCGGTGCCCAGCTCTTCGGGTGCGGCTTGCCCGGGCGCCAGTTGCGGATGTAGTAGTCCCACGCGGCCTGCACTTCGCCGATTGCTGGCAGCGGTCGCGGGTCTGTCCAGAGCAGCAGCCGGGCGAAGCCAGCGGCGAGGATGTCGTCGTGCTCGATCGCGGCGAATGCACCAGCCGAGGTTGGCGCGACACCTCGGGCGACGCACAGCCCCTTGGCTAGGCCTCGGCTGGCCGAATGCGTGAGCACACCGCGCACCGCGCCGCCCCGCTCAAACTGCCAGAACCCGTGCGCAGGCCCGCCGATCTGGTGGCGATGCTCGAACCGGGACTCTTGCAGCCCGATGGCCAGCATCTGCACCTCTGCCTCGGGCGAGCTCATGCGGTCAGGCAGCAGTGAGAGCGCAGCCGCAATCGGGCCGCGCCGGATTTGATCCAGGGTCATGTTTTCTCCAGGCACAAAAAAACCGCCGCAGCGGTTGTGATGGGGTTAGCGTTTTGTCGGGTTGGATAGCGACAGCGGCGGCCCGAGCGGGCATGCTGGCCTCGCTCTACACGGATGTGGGCATGTACCGATGTACCGCCGGGTTTTGCAGTACCGGCAACCTCAATCGCTCCAGATTCGCCGTGGCGTTTCCGGTGCCTCTATAATCACAGAGGCTATTAGCGAAACATCCAAATCAAACTCAGTGCACACATTGACGTGCCAGCCGGGTAGCGCCGTCGGCGCCACAACCTGATTCCCCTCATCATCCCACGCGCCGCCTTCGTAGAGAGTGCCAAGAGTATCGATGTGCACACCCGGTGCCGGTTCTCCGCCCACGAGGAGCAGTCCAGCTGCGACCAAAGTTGACGTGACCTCTTCGGCGGTTTCTGCGCGCAAGTAGTAGTGCCAGTAATTGGTCATGCAATCAGCCTCGCAATAAGTGACGCAGGTAGCTCCTTGCGGAAGTAAACGATTCTCCGGATAAAGCCATTAAGGTTCGCGCCTATGATCAGAGAAGTTGCACTTGGGTCTGACGTATAGGCCACTGCGTACTTTTTGTTTGACGCACTATCAACAACGACCTCAACCCCGGCAGCCTTTAGAGCAACAGCATCGATCGCGCCCTCGCACTCAATGAACAGGGTACCAGCGCCCGCATTCCACATATCCGCAAAAACAGTGCTGTCGATTATCTGGTTTTCTGCTGCGATGGTTACCGGTGTCGTGTTTGTAACTACGTGCGGTTGCCAGCTTGCCCCTTGGTGCATTGATATTCTTGAAATTAGAACGGATTCGTTACCAGTGCCTGTGTACGACTCTACGTTTCCTACGAAAGACGGAGACGGGGTTGGCCCAAAGGACACTCCACTCAATGTGCTACCAGCAGAAGTTGCCCTAACACTATACTCAAACCAACCGTCCCCGAGGGACTTAACTGGGGCAGCCAAAGACAGTGTCGGACCAAGTATAATAAACCCCATACGGCAATCTATCTTGGCTACACACCCTGGAAGTCCACCCCAGTTGCTGGTATTTGACACTAGGAACTGGACATACCTGCTAAGCCCCTCCTTTAACGCAAAGCTGAAAACATAAGAGCCGGCAACTACTGGGATGTTACCGGACGCTTTCCTGTGATTAGACGATGTAGTATCCGTTTTAAGCTCAAGGCAACTCGTTCCGCTAATACCTCCCGCAGGTAGTACCGTGGATACTACCCCCTGTTCAAACGTTATATTCCGACTGAACGTCTCGGAGTCCTCGTGCAGGTTAGTGTAACTTCCCCAAATCTGGTTACCTAAAAACTCCCCGGTGGCCGGGTCAAACGCCCTGATAGGTTCGTCGGCCCCCGCAGTTTGCAGAACTCCCGACTCATCAAAGTAGGTTCGGCCAGCTGGTGCTGAATAGTTATTGACGATGTCTGACCAAGGCTTCTCAACTAAAACCCCACTGTCGAGTGCGCGATAACGGTCATTGCGATAATCCAAGTCCAGCGCGATGGCAGCGGCAATCGGGTTGGCGTCGAGTACCTTGCCCCACATGGGAGTCCAGATACTCATGGGGTAAGGCCCACGGCGGTGAACTCAACACCGGCTATGTCCGCAGCAACTTGAATCTTGACGGCTGCGGTTGTTGGCAGGCTTTTGATGCCGAGGGTGAGTGCCTCGCCGGCTGGCAGCAGCTTGGCGCCGCCAATATTGGCGCCGTTGTATTCGACCTGCACCACAGCGTCATTCAACAGATCAGTGTTGCTGGCGATGATGGTCGTCACGTTGGCGTTTTCGGCCACTAGATCAGTTAGTGTGTCGACGGTGTAGCTGTCCAGTTTCCAGCTTGCGGGTGTGCTCATACCGTGTGCGCTCCGTAGATAATCTGCAATTCAAGCTCGGCGATCTTCGCGTCCACCGCGTCGTTGTCCGGCACCTCATCGCCGCCGCTACCCATGTTTGCCATCGCAGCGGAGCCCAGCTCATCCAGTGTCAGCGATGTCTGCACCCAGACTGCCGCCCCTGTTGCTGCACTCAGACAGAGATAGGACTCGCCGGCCACAATGTCGAACCAGCGGCTGCGCGGTTCATAGCCCTCGGTCTCGTCGTTGTCGACGGTCGGGGCCACGCTCGCGGAGAGGTTGTCCTGCACCACGTCGGCCTTTGTCGCCAGGGCGGCAGCCAGCGCGGTGTTATCGCCGGGGCTGCCGGTGATGTCGGCGAATGCGGTCGCCGAGCTGGCGATCCATTCCAGCCAATCGGCCCCGTCGTAGCGGTACGTCAGTCCGTCCGCCAGCACTTCTTTTTTCCAGCCTTGTTTGGGCGTGATGACAATCCAGCCGCTGCCAGTGCGATACAGCGCGAGACGGCCGGCAGCTGCGCCGGTAATGCCCGCCCACGCATCAGCCATGATGTACAGCGCGCCGTCTGCCGGGCTGCCTGGTGCTGCGGTCAGTGTTTTGCTGATGACAGGCGTCTGCAGCAGGGCGTCGATGATCGCGAACGTGGCGTTGGCGTTGAGGTACTGATTTTGCTGGTTGGCCAGCTCGGTCAGAGCAAGGTTGGGTGTGGTCACAGCGTTACCTCATAGGCATAGCCCCGCCCTACCGTCTCGCTCAGCTGGTAGATGCGGAATGTGATGGATGATTGTGGGCTGCCGAAGTCGGCCGTTTGGTCTTCTGCTGAGTAACCGAAGGCCGGGGACGTGACGCCACTGATTGTGCGCACCACCAGCCCTCCGCTGATTACGTCAATTTCGTATGCCTCGGCGGCCTCGCCAACTGGCGCAACCACGCCCGTGCCCCACCAGCTGCTGCTCAGGCGCGAGCGACGCACAAACGTAGCCGTCAGGTTGCCGCTGCCGTCGCGCGTGGCGCTGGCATCCACTGGGCTCAGCGGCTCAAGGTTGACGCCCCGGTAAGTGAACGGGACGTCGTCACCGGTATCGATACTGGCCCGCTGGGTAATGCCGCGATACAGCCGGTCAATGCCGATCAGCTCTGCGGCCATGCCGATGAACGCGTTGTCCGGGTCACCCAGCAGAATGAACCAGTCACCGGGCTGGTGCAGGCCGGTAGCCCACTCCGTCCCTTTGTCGCCCCGCACGAAGTCGGACAGCGTGTAGCTGCCGTCGGCCTGCAGGTCGGCATTCTGAAAGCGCACGATCTCCCACCGGCCATCAACGCCATAGGCGACGTAGTTGTAGCCGGCGAGCAGCTGGTCGCGGGTGATGCTCTCCAGCGCGCCGCTGATCATGATGACGTTGAGCTGGGTTTGGTCGATCAGGTAGCCGTCGTGCTCAGCCAGGGCGCCGGGCGTCGAGCCGATGCTGCACTTGGCGGACCACGCCTGCAGGTCTACCCAGGTCTGGCCGTTGTCGGGCGAGCGATACACCACCCCGCCCGGCCAGCCGCCGGTGTAACCGGTGAGCGTGCCGACAAAGCCGGGCGTGTTCTGGACCGTCTCATCAACAACAGGGATATCCAGCGGCACAAACAGCGACGGCCCGGCCACGCCGATGGTGCCGGTCGGCGTCTGACCCTCCCCGCCCGAGGCGTTCGGGGTGTAGACCGCCGCCGCGTTGGGCTTTGCCTTAACCTCTATGCGACCGTCTTGCGTGTACTCCAGCTCGCTGGCCAGCAGCTCATAGTCGGCCTCCGGCGTTTGCACGGTGATGACATCGCAAGGCTCCAGGGCGAGATACGTCGGCGGCAGCGTGAACGATACGTCTGTCCGCTCCAGCCACGCACGCGACTGCAGTACCTCGGCGATGCCTGCCGCCTCGTCTGCACCAAGCACCAAGGCAAGCTCGTTCTCAACCTCGTTGACGGCCTCGGTATTGATGCGCGTTGAAGATTGCTCGCCGATGTCGTACTCGCGAGCCGCGTCCAGGTATTTGACGACGGTTTTCGCTGGCAGCTGGCTGTCCATCTCGCGCGCCATTTTGAACACATCACCGGGCGTGTCGCTGGCGGTGGCGCCAAGATCCGCATACGGCACGGTCAGCACGCTCGCCTGCCCGCGCGGTACCGCTTTGAGCTTGTAGCCAGACGGGATGATGTCGAACTGGTAAGCCGCGGCCAGCGGCTCCAGCGCGGCGCGGACAGAGCCGCCTGTGACGCGGTACCCTTTAACCTCCTGAGTCAGCGCGGTGACGTCGATATCGGCGGCGGTGAGCAGGCCGGACAGCTCGACCTCTTGCTCGATAACGTCCGATAGCAGCGAGTTGTCCGAGCTGGAGCGATCGCTGATCTGATAGACGCCCACAGCCGTGACACCAAAGCCGGGGGCATAAGCATGCACCGGCCCGCGCACGGTCGCCGCCGCGGCTGAGTCAATTAGCTCGGCAGTCGAACCCGAAACGTCGTAGACCCTGACCTCACTGAGGTCGTGCACCAGTATGCGGCCGTCGTAGCATGCGAACGGAGAAGCCTGAGCGCCCAGCGTTCCGTTGAATAGCACCTCGGACCAGAGTATTGCCCCGGTCTCCGGGTTCAGCTCGCCAACAAAGCTATCGCTGGTACCGTGGCGGATGTACACCCGGCCTGTTGTCGGGTCCTCTGCGATGAAGATGGAGGCGTAGTTGACCAGGCCCGGCACGGTTACTGGCACAAGCTCAGAGCCACGGACCATCAAAAACCCGGTCACGGTCTGGAACCAGTACGAGCCGCCGGCATAGCTCCAGATGGCAGAGTCCCACGACGTCGGCGCGGGAATCTCGCCAGCAAACTCCGGCACGTTGCCGCCGGTAATGTCGTTGACTATGTCATGAATGGCAAAATTCGTGGTCCCGCTGATGGGCCTAGCCCGGTACGCACCGATGGGCGTTGTGCCAATCCTCACGAGCCTGGCAGTGCGGCTGCCAACCTTGATCAGTGCGCCATCGTGATTGTAGGTGTTGAAGAACATGCGGGCCTGGCAGTACTCGGTGCCGCCAATGTCGATGAACTCCGTGGACGCGTGAGTGGCGGTCATGAATACCGCGCTGTCGGCGTAGACGGGCTGGCCTTCATACTCGCGCTCATACATGAAGCTGGGGGCGGTGTTGTCGGCCGCCTTTACCAGCTCAACCCGAAACTGCGCGCCCTCCAGGGTGTTGCCGTAGTCGGTCAGCTCAAAGTCGCGGAACTCGATGTAGCACAGCCCGCGGTGGCCGGTGGCGTTGCCCACGCCAACGTCCGCCTCATAGCGGGCAGTCGGCAGTTGGTCGTCTGAGCCGCTGTAGAAGGTCCAGTTGCTGCCAAAGGCATTGCCAGCGATGATGGTTTCCAGATCATCACTGCCGGCGTCGTACAGCAGCTTGTCTGAGCACCAGATGCGGCGAATGCCAGCGACCGGCCCCTCGCACAACCCCAGATGAAACGTGGCGTAGTAGGTGTACTCCTTAGTCGCACTGCTGCCGCCGCCCTTGCCGCCGCTGCTGACCTTGCGCACGCGCTCGCGCAGCTTGTTGTTTTCCAGCCAGAGCACGTTACCGCTCACAACGATGGTGCTGTATACGCGCGGAATGTCGGCGCCGTAGGTGCTGGTCTGGATGCTCAAATCAGACAGGCGCGGGCCGTCATAGCTGATGCCAACGCCGCCGACTACCGCGCCAACGCCAGCGCCCAGCGCGGCGCCGTACATTGCCCCAGCCGGGCCACCGACGAAGAAGCCGATCGCACCGCCGACTACCGCGCCAATCGCGCTTTCTGTGCTCATGCAGCGACCATCCTGTACGCCCCGGTCACCCGGGCGCGATTGAGTGCGTCGAGCCGGTGGCGAACCACGCGACCAGCCTCTGACGTGCTGTGAATGATGTAGGGGTGCCCGCGTTCAAAGCCGGCGTGCAGGGCGATGTGCTGCGGGTCGCGCGACATGCGCATGATCAGCCAATCACCGGGGCCGGCATCCGCAAGGGCAATGCGCTGCAGCGATGGCTGGCTGTCAAGGATGCGCTCCAGCTGGCCATCGAATGGCGTGCGTGGGTAGCCGCGCTCATCCTGATGCGGCAGGCCGAGGCGCTTGAAGCAATGCACCAGCAGGCCGGCGCAGTCCATGCCCACGCCGGGCACACGGCCCTGATGCATGAAGGGCGTGCCCATGCACTCCAGCGCGGCGGCAATAATGTCGTCTGGCGTCATGCTCCGCGCCCTCGCTGGGTGTACTGGGTTTTGCTGGGGACGTCTGGCTGGCCTCCGAAGTTGACCGTGTTGCCGTACTTGTCGCGGCAGTCCTCACGGCGCTTGCGGCAACCCGGAATGGCCTCATACTCATCGCCCACCTGGGCCGGATACGGCAGGGCCTCATGCAGGGCGAACACCCCGCCGGCAAACACTTTTATCTGCGTCGGCTTGAGCCCGGCGTTGTTGCCGGTGGTAAAGCGAATCTCGCCATAGCCGAACCAGTCGTCAGCCTCTGCCCTGCCGCTATCGGTGAACTGGTACTGGCTGGCTACCGACGTCAGGGTGCCGGTCACCAAGTAGTCAGCCAGCTGAGGGCCGTCCGGGTTGGCGCGCGGCCCGGTGCAGCGGCTGCGGTCAGTGGCAATCAGGTTGCCACCCAGGTGCTGATCGAACAGCGTCCACGGACACGATGGCGAGTAGTTGCGGCCTACCTTCTGGCTCAGCACGTCCGCCATGCTCATCAGCTGCACGCGGTACCGGTGGTCGGTGATGTCCACCTTGCCGAAGAACATCATGGCCAGCTCTTCCTCACCCTCAACCGGCGCGGCCCAACTTGTGGCAAACACGTACACCCGGGCGTTGTCATACGCGCCCACCTGCAGGTCATCCAGGGTGATCGCCCCGGCATGCAGGATGCCGTCCAGGTCGATGCCGCTGCCAGACATGTCAGATGTTGCACTGAGCCCAGAGAACTCATAGCCGCTGGTAGCCTGGTAGACCTCTCCGTTACTCATCTTGAGCGCTGTGGGGTAGCTGGTGAGCCGGATGACCGGCTGATCACCCACAGGCTCGATCCGGGCGCAGTAAACCCGCGTCCGGTAATCGGCGACATGTGATTTCATTGCGTAGCCTTATCAGGGATCGAGCAGCTCGCGCAGGCTCAGGTTTGCAACTTCGCGGTTGCGCGGGTCCAGCGCGGTAACAGAGAACGCCGAACTGAATCTGCAGGGGATATCAAACTCGCAGCCACCAGCAACAACCTCACCGGCTAACGGCCGGGTTTGCACCGTGCCGCCGCTGACATACGTGCTGAACGCAGTTGAGTCGATCGCTACCGTAATTTCCGTGCTGCTGGGTTTTGCAGTCACCAGCGCCCGCAGGTTGTTAATCTGCGTCATGCCGACCACTGCGCTTATGGCAACCGAATCACCGATCAGGAACGTATTCGTTCCCACGGTCAGCACCGCCTGAGCCGCCTTGGTGATACCAATGATCGCCCGTGACTTGTTAGCTGCGAGAGTAACGCGACCCGTGGTGGTATCGACCGACCACTGACCTGAAGGCAGCACCTGGCCAGCAACAGATACGGCCACTTCACCGGCCACCGGCTTGAACAAAGCCCTGCGTGGCCGGCCTATATCCGGCAGCGCCGGCTTGTCTCGCCCGTATTCCTTCACCAGTTGGTAAACACCGTCGCTTACAAGGTCGAGCGTGCAGTCTGTCGCGCTGTAGGCGCTTCTCCCGTCGAGCGCCGTAGTGAAGTCATCCCAACTCTTCACGCGAAACCCGGCATACCCGCCGTAGGTCCGGTGGTAAAGGCTGAGCACGGAATCAGCAAGATCGCTGTTGCGCTTGATGTAGCCGACATCGAACTCTCGGTAAGGCTTTCCGTTGATCAGCCACACATACTCAGAGCCGCCCAGCGTGGTGCTGGCTTCTAGCATATAGCTGTCTGCCGCCTCGGCACCGATGCGCATGCACACATCAAGACGCTCTTCGAGAAACGCACCCATCAACTGTACCTCCGTGCCTGGGCAACGCCCTGCGCTACCCCGCGGCGAACAGATGCTTCTGCTTTGCGTGCCTCGCGGGCATCACGCATGCCGCTGAGGTCTAGGCTGATCGAAATAGGCGAGTCACCGCCGACCCCAGCACGCTGACCACTGCGGATATCCTCCAGCACCCTGTCCATCTTGGCGCTGGTCTCGGCGGTGGTGACGCGCTCGCCCTTCTCCAGCAGCCAGGTGCCGGTCTGGGGGATGCTGTCGATGCCTTCATGGGCCATGCCTATCGCACTTATGTTGCCGACAATGCTGGCCGTTGCAGCAGCAACTGACGCCATTGCCGCGAGGTTGGCCGGGAATGGATTTGCCGCAGCCATTGCGATACCGGTCTGAATGGAGACGAGCGACTGCGCGATTGCTGCGGCCTTCTGCACGGCAAACATTGCCCGGTACAGGGAAGACTGCTCACCTGCATATACCTTCGCCATTTCAGACAAATCGCCGAAGATACTTTCTGTCGCAGAAAGGGAAGCCAGTTGGCGAGCCTGCTCAATCTGACCAAGGCGGTCTTCGTGTTCCTGCTTAAGCGCCAGTTCCTGTTCATCCCACTGCTCGGTCAAGTCTGCCCGCTCTGACCGATACTGCTCCAGCATATCCAGCTGCGTCTGGTACCACTTTTCCAGCTCTTTCTCGGCGTCGTCGATCTTGATGATCTCGCCAAAAGCACCACCAACCTCTGGGGCCAAGCCAGAGAATGACGGCGCATCAGGAAAGGCAGCATCAGCAATCCGCGATGCCATCTGCTGGTACTCGTCGCTGCTGATACGATACGAATCAGACATGGCGTCCAGAACAGCTATTCTGTCGTTGAAGGTATCGGTTAGCTTTTCCTCGTCAGTGCGAAGCTCTTTGACTAGTGCCAGATAATCCTTCTGCTGCTCTTCGGCGCGCTCTAGGCCGCTGACCAGGCCTATCAAGGATCGCGCATATTCAACTTGTGACTCCGTTGCTCCTTTGACCTCAAGGTCGTACACCTTTATCTCATCTGCGGTCATGCCCCATGTGATTGCGGCTTTCTCTAGAGCGCTGATGTCGGACAGGATTGCATCCGCAGCCTTAGCTGCAGCCTTTGCGGCCTCATCGCTTTCATCAGCCAGTTCGTTGAAAACACCGCCAGTTGAGTGCGCCACCTCGCGCGCTTTAACAACGGCTTCAGCAGCTTCATTGCCGGCGTCTACAGCATTCCGTATGAACCGCTCAAACTTCTCACCAGCCAGCGGCTCCATCAATGATTCTTGAATACCGGCCAGCGCCTCGGAAGCTACCCCCTTCGCAACCCTGGCAGATGCGCGCATCGACTCGACATCCACCGACAGATCAATGCCGGGGATATTGTCGATGATCTCCATGATCTCGGCGCCAATGGTGTTCACCCAGAACTCGGCTGTCGCGAAAGTGCCGACAATGGTGTCTGCGGCAATACTGAAACCGCGCGATACGCCGTCTGCGGCACTGATCACAAACCCGATTGCCGGCACAGCCGAATCGACCACGTCGGAGACAACTTGACCAAGGCCGCCTGCCTCTTCAGCGCTGCGCAGGAACTCATCACCAATGGCCTTAAGAATCGGGGCCAGCTTTACGGTCAGCTGTTTTCCAACGCCGTCACTGAGAAGGCCAAAGGTACTCATGGCGTCGTTTGCCATTTCAACCTTGGCGGCATCAACGTCAGACAGGTTCAGGCCGAATATCTCGACTTGTCGCGCAGCTTCAGCAATGGTGCCGGGGTCAAGCTGCTGGATGGCGGCAGCGTTACGCGATCCGAAGATGTCGGCGGCAACCGCGCCGCGCTCAGATGCCTGAACATTGTCAACCAAGGCCTGATTGATCTTCGCAATGCGCTCATCCAGCGGCAGGTCATAAATTTCTTGGGCGCTGACGCCAAGCCGCTCAAACGCCTTTGCCTGGGCATCAACCCCTTGGATGGCCTTGCCGATGTTGGTATTGAGCGTGCGCCCTGCGGTCTCGATCTTTTCAAACCCGACGCCGCCAAGCTCTCCAGCCCGGCGCAGGTTTGCCATGCTTTCATAGGTGGTGTCGAGCTGCTGCGCCGTTTTGGCTTGCTGATCAATCAGGTCGCGCTCGCGCTGGATCATCAGAAGCATGCCGGCCGCCGCCGCGGATGCGCCAGCAGCAATACCAATACCGATAGCCTTGCCCGCTTTCGCCATCTGGTCGGAGTTTTTCTTGGTCTGTCTGGCGGCCTTATCCATAGGGCCGGTGAAGCCGCCGATCTTTGCAACCAGATCCAGCGTCAGCGTTCCAAGGCTTTTACCTGCCATGCTTTTCTCCAGGAATAAAAAAACCCGCCGGAGCGGGTTTGTGTGTTGGTACTGACGCTATCGGTGACCTAGGCATTTCTCAATTTCATCCACCACACTATCAAGCGATTGCAAAGCCAAATCCGGATTTGCACTACTCCATGATCCTATTGGTCCATATCCAGTATTCGCTGCCGTACCACTATTCAACTGGGCTTGGGCTAAGTTGGAAAAAGAATACTGCCTGCCACTATCGCTCTGGCGTACCGACAGCTTAAACCGTACCGAGCGAGTTACTAGCGCTCCCGCCTCATATCGAGATATCCCGCTAGCCACAACCGACCTACTGTCTGGGGAAACGTATTGAAGAACATCTCCGCCACCAACATGTACCGAATTCTCAATATTGTAGTATTTGCCTGAATATGCCCCGAAGAAACTGTTGCTTGAGTCAGTTAAGGTCTCACCTGTGTTGTTCACAACAACCGCGACGCACGCAGGCAAGTTCCCTCCAAATCCTTCTCTTTCGAATAAAACACTGCTAACCGACTCAGCTGATGACCATGGCGCATATTGGGCTTCATACTGATTAAGCGCCGGCATGCGAGAAGCGCTACAGCCAATGATCAGTGCGGCGATGAAAAACATTCCAATTTTCAACACTTGAAACTCCTCTCTGATAGGCAGAAAGGAATGTATCACCGGGTTGGCTGAGCACCAAATGGTCGGCATTAGAAAGTGCAAGCAATTGCTTGGTCGCGCCCTACTTCCACGCCTCCATCGCCTGCTCAAGCGTCACCTGCGGCTCATCCATGTGTGGCATGAAGTCATAAATCTTGTAGCCGCCATTCTTGCTGTGCACATTGGCATAGAACATTGAGAGCTGTGCCGACCCACGCTCAATACGCATGCCCAGGTTGAAACCGCCGCGAAGCCTGCGATACCGCATCCATTGCAGCGCTTCCTGATAGCCGAGTCGCTGCTGAGCCTCAGCGATGGTATTACCACCTACCCCGCACAGGACGAGCTCGTGCCAGAACTCGTCCAGTTCGCTCAGCTCTTCGTCTTTCCCGCGCCGTTGACCTCGCCCATGACGCGCATGAGCTCCATCACAAGTCCGTGATCCATCGGGCCGCGCTCTGGGTCTGCCTCCCCGGTAATGTCACCGGGAGAAAACATGGCTTTGCCCTCTGCGTCGCAAATGCTGGAAGCAATGCGCCCCGCCACCGGGTCCGACTTGCAGCGCGCGGCGGTGAGGTCAGCCACAGCCGCAGCATAGCCAACCCTGCGGACGTAGACGGTTGCCGTGTGATCTTCGTCGCCGATCTTAAACTTGATCTCTTTTGCCACCGGGGCGCCCGTAAAGGCGCCCGCTGCTTTGAGGTCATCGATGGTCAGGTTCATACTTTCTTAATCCAGGCAGACCCACCAGAGCGCTGAACGGTCACGGTCGAAGTGACGACAGCGTTCTGTTGGAAATCGAACGGGAAGTCACTGATATAGCCCTGGAAAGTAAACCATGTGCGCGTGTCGGGAAGCACGAAGTCTCCAGCGCTGTCAGCCGTTGGCGCGGCAGTGCCATCGGACCAGCCAACTGCCCAATTGAGTACCGGCGGCGGATTGGTTTCGCTCAGCTCATGCATACGAATGTGGGAGGCGTTTTCCGGGTCTGCGTTAAGCCCGATAGTTGCCTGACCAGGCGTGCGCAGGCCTGGCTCGTAGGTGCGATCAAATGATTCGAGGCATGTAGTTTCAATCTGATCGGCAGGCGCGCCGCCAGGAGTGAAGGTGGTTGCACACTCTACGGTTACTACTTCGCCGGTATCGGGGTCGACAAAATAGAGCTGAGTGCCTTGTGTGAGCTTGCTCATCGGTAATGCTCCTGTTGCGGGTTTTCAGGCGTAAAAAAACCCGCTCAAGGCGGGTTGGTTTGGGTTGCTCGTTTAGCGTCTGGCGAACCAGTCGACGCTGAAGGTGTAGCGGTATCGCTTGGTTTCCGGGTCTTTGCTTTGGCCGAGCCAGCTGGTGATGTGCGCATGCGGCTCGATCGCGTCACGCAGAGCGTGGGCCACATCGGTAACCGATTCGCTGGTATTGCCGTAGACATCCACCTGTAGGCTGTAGCTGTCCATGTCCGGCGTCTGGTTAATGTAGTTCTCGGGGCCGCCGCCGATGCTCTGCCATACGGCATAAGGGTACGTCGTTCCTTCCGGAACCTCGCCAAACGGCCATAGGCTTGGCGGGCTACCGAGTACAGCCTGAACAGCCGCTGAGGCAGCGCAGACCGGATAGATTGGTGCGATCACTTGATGCCTGCCTTTTTCTTGGCCGCCTTGATGGCGCGCGTCATCTTCTTGTCGTACTGGGTTGCGAACTCGTTGATTGCGGCGCTTATGTTGTCAGCCAGCGCACGGCGGAGGAACGGCGTTGCCGCAACCTTCTCGGTACCGAACTCCTTGTATCGCCAGTGCCTTGTGTCCTTGCCTGGCAGGCTATCCAGTGATGCAGCTGACGCATTGCCACCTGCCCCGCCCATTACACCAACACGAAACATCAGGTCACCGGTACGCTTGAAGGTGCGGCCTGACCAGCGCTCGACAATATTGCGCTCGATGTTGGCTGCGGTCTCTGGGTCGTCCAGTGCCGCAGCATTCTGCCGGGCTTTGTCTCGTACCAGCTGGGCTGCCTTGCGCAGGGCGAACCGTCCGCCCTTCTTCTTCAAGTCGTACTCGATGGCCTCGAACTTGCCCAGCACTTCGGCTAGGCCGTCGATGTTCACCGAGACCGAATCACTCACAGCCAACCAGCCCTTTCAGTGCGGCGCCGCTCTCAATCTCCGCAAGCGTCCACTGCTTCCAGGCCAGGTCATGCGCCCACTGCTCGCGGTCTGGCCTGAGAATTTCGCCAAGCTTGTGCCCGGTGACATCCCAGGCCATCGCGCCCACGTCGGCGGTGATGGTCGGCACGCCGGCCAGCACTGAATCCACAGCGGAGTTGCTGTTGTAGCAAACAGCAACCGCGGCGCCGGCCAGATCCTCTTCAAGGGTGCCGCGCGAGTTGGTGGCCATGCGTAGCTGCTGCTTGATGCCTTTGCGGGCAGTGAGCGGGTGCGGGCGAAACTTCACCGGCAACCCATAGGCTGCTGCAGCGCCCTCGGCGGTTTGCTCATACCAGGGCATCAGGTCTTTGCCCTGCAGGCTGGCATCACCAGGCACCTGCCCCATCAGCAGCACGTAATCGCCGCCTTCCTTCCAGGGCTGCATGCTGAAGTGTTTGCGGAAACGTTCGCCACAATCGATTGGTGCCGCCGGAAACTCGCCGTGGCCGTTCAGGCCATTCCAGGCCAGAGACGTCCAGGCGAAGCGGTCGCCCAGATAGCCGCGCTCCACTACCAGCACGTCATGGCCAGCAGCACGCAGCTTTTGGCCAAGCCGCCAGCCCCAGCAGGCGACGTGCTGGGTTCTGGCTGCCTGCCCGTGGGTGAGGGTCACGTCAAAGCCCAGCTTTTCAAATCCAGCAGCAAGGGCGGCCTGATGGGCCAGCTGGTGTTCAGCGCGCGGGCTGGAAATCAGTGTGATATGCATACGCCAATCCCCATGGCTGAATCGGTGTCGACAAACTCGACACAGTGTTCTTTCTCGCCGGCAATCTCTGCCCACAGGCGCGGCACCTCAACCGGGTTGCCGTGCACCTTCTCGCGCATGCCCTGCCCCACAATGTCGTGGAAGGCGACAAGCCGGGCCATGGGGCCGTAGTTAAGCCAGTCAGCTTTTGCGCCCTGGTAGGTGTGGTCACCATCGATCAGCGCGGCATCAAACAGGCCAAAGCCTTTGATTCGCTCGATCACGTCTGCGTGAGTGCTGTTGCCCAGCACCACGTCGATCACATAGCCCTTGGCGCGCAGGTCTTCGGCGACCGCCATCAGGGTCTGCTCTGTTTTCTTTTTGCCCCACAGGCTGCCCGGCAGATCAACGGCGCAGCCATAGCTGCCTACCGGCAAGCTGGTCATAACCTCGTGAAAGGTATCGCCGTGACGGCTGCCCACTTCCAGATAACGCGTTACGCCATGCTCATTCAGCAGGCTGATAAAGCTGCGCAGCTCAAATTCATTCTGCGATGGGTTGCGGCCTGAGAAGGTTTTCAGCACAGAGCTTGCTCCAGTGGCATGCGCGGGAAGCACGTCAATACCGTGTCCCGTGAACAGTTGATGATGGTTGCTTGCTTGCGATCAATCATGGCGAACTGCTGCAACCACATGGCGCAGCGTTTGGCGTCCGGATTCTTCGTGTTGGCGTGGTCACCGTGCCAGTGGGTACCTGCCTTAACTGAACAGTCATAACCAAGCAGCAGCACCCGGGCGGCGCCACGCTCGATAGCAAACTGGATGGCCCGCATGCCGCTGTTGTGCGGCTGGTTCGGCACGCGGTGCCGGTTGATGCCGTACTTTGTGTCTGCGCTCTGGTAGCTGGACCAGCGCTCTGCAGCCACGTCGATCAGGTTTTGGTTGTGATCCCACCAGGCTGGATCTGCTGCGTAAACCACTTCAGCAAAGCGGGCCAGCCGCCATGAGCTGTTCACGGCGATGGTTGGCAGGCCTGAATGCTCGATCAGCGCACAATCGGCAGCGGTGAGACTGGGGCCGCTGGCGATGCAGGCGACCGTCATCCCCTCCCACATAGTCAGCCCTCATTCACGCCTTGCGAACAAGGCGCGGTTACATAATTCAGGCCGCTGTCGGGGTCAGGCAGAAACCCTGCGGGGTTGTAAATTTTGCCGTTGTGTACCAGTCGCATCGTCGGCAGCAGCCCTTCCCGGTGACGCAGCGTAATGCGCGCCACGATCTCGGACTGGTTGGCGTGCGCGGCCATGAAATCTTTCACGCTCAGCGGCTCGATGGCGCAGGGCACTGATTCCCAGCCGGGCACGGTTTGCCAGGTGACGACCGCAGCGCCGCTGTCGGGGTCGCGCCCGCTCACCTTCTGCTGGATGGCGACGCGGTGGCGCAGGCGGCCGGCTTTGATGCCCATACTCACCTCACGCCAGCGCAGGATCGCGCAACGGATACAACAGCGCGGTCACCGGCTTGGGCAGATAGCCCTGCTCAAATTCACCGTCTGCATTGTTGTCGCGGTCTTTGTAGAAGTAACCGACCAGCAGCAGCGTTGCCTGCTGAACCTCGGCGCTCACAATGTAGGCGCCTTGGCTGTCGGTGATATAGATAGGGTCGCCGCTGCTATCCGGCACCGGGTTGCCGTGGGCATCGCGCTCAACCTCAAACGGCGACGCCGACTTGAGATAATTTTTCACTGCCTTTGATGCGGCGGTGACGTAACCGGTGATCAGGCTGTCGTCGTCGTCGTGATCCATCTGCAGCTGATGTTTGGCCTGCTCCGTGGTGACGTACATCATTTCAGTTTCACCCCTTTGTCAGGGTCATGCGTAGACGCACTGGGGCGCAGGTCTTTGCCGTCGCGGCCACGCTTCGCTGCCAACGTCCAGGCCTTGCATCCGGGCTCGCCGGGCTTTTTGTCGGTTGGCTCGTTGCAATGCCAGAGACTCCCGCCAAAGGTGACCATGTCGCCGGGATGATGCATGCCGGGCGTGAAGACGCCGCGATAAATCATGGACGGGATGTCAATCCGCTTGGTGGTTTTTTGGCCAAGCGCGTCGGTAACCGAAACCTCGAAACCACGCTCGCTAAAGGTGATGATCTCGGTTGACGCCCAGCCATTGACGATACATTCCCACCCGTCCATGCCGTGGGTCTTGCGGCGCGCAATCCAGATTCCGCCGTTGTGGCTGGCAAAGGTACCCTTGCAATAGCTGCGCTCTTCGTTGATAGCAGGGAGAACATCAATATCAAGGGCGTCTTTTCCGTCCTGCGGCACCGGAATTCGGTCAACAGCCTTGTCGACAATGTCGCGCGCTTGCCGCTCCAGGGACAGAGCAAGGTCAGAGAAGCGGCGCTCGAATACAACGCCCACCTCTTCAGCGCTTGGCGCTGGAGCTGGCTCAATACCCTTCACGAGCTGCTCAAGGTGTCGCTTGATTTCGTCCATGTCTGCGTCTTTGCCGGGCTCAGCGGGCGGCAGTTCAGCCACGGCGGACTTCACCAGCTCCAACAGCATTGGCTGAACGTCTTCAACGGTCACAGATTCGCCATCCTTGGCAGGCGGTAGCTCTGCCACGGCGGACTTCACCAACTCCGACAGCATTGGCTGAACGTCTTCAGCTGTGATGCTCTTGCCGTCCTCGCCCGGCTCTGGTGCGGGCAACGCGGCAACCGCATCAGCGACCATCCGCTTGATTACCTCGGGGTCGGCGTCCTTGCCTTTATCCGGTGTCGGGACCAGGGCAGCGGCTTGTTTGGCGATAGCATCAAGATCTGGGCGTTCAGCCAAGGCTTTCTGCAGCTCTGCGATTCTATCGTCACGCACCCGCATCTGATCGGCGAACTCTTTGCGCAGCTCATCGCGCACGCCGGCCACAATTCCGGTCATGATCGGTGCCAGGGCCTTTGCCTGGGCTTCAAGCTCACGCATTGAGGGCACTGGTCATCTCCTTTTGGAAAAAGGCCGCGAATGCGCGCGCCTGATCTTCAACTTCTTCATCAGTTGGCTCTGGCTGCGTTGCCGGCGGATTTGTGGACGGCTGAATCGCCAGCGGGTCCTTTTCGTCACGGGCAGCAATAGCGGCCATTGAGTAGTCCTGCTGCTGCAGGTAGATGGTGTCCCCGCCAGGGATAGGGGGAAGGTTTAGGCGTTTGCGTGCCTCGTTATGGGTCATGATCTTGCCCGACACACCGCTGTCGAGCGTCTCGATCTGAGTGGCGCTGTCCATTCGGAACAAGACATCGAGGTCTAGCTCGACCCCGGTGCCCTGCTCAAACTCCAACCCTTCGTCAAGACAGAGCTCCATGCTCTCGATCAGCGACTGCAGACACTGGCTGTAGTAGTCCTTGTTCTGTGCGTCGATATTGTTATAGGTCGGCATATCGCCGACGCCGATTTTGTAGGCCGGGACGTGGAATGTTGAGCAAACAACCTCTGCAGTCCAGCGCAGCTGCTGGATCAGTTGGGCGTCAACAGCAGTCATGCGCATGGGTTCGAACTTCAGGCCATCACCCAACACGGCGACCTTGCCGGCGTTGCTTCCGGTGTAGTCAGAATCCCAGCGAGCCTTGAGGCGCTTTGCCGTTTCATCACTGATCGCGCCCGGCGCGGTAAGAACTCCACCAGGGTTTGCGCCATTGGCGAAAAACTTGTCAGAGTCATTCTGAATCTTCATGCCTTGGCTTGCAGCAAGGCCTGACGCGTACAGAGGGCTCACGCCAACCAGCGGGTGAAACAGGCAGTTCATGCGGTCGTGAATGATCTCGCTAGCAGGAACGGTGACGCTGGCCTGCTCCTGCCCGTTCAGCTCGTCCTGGCCGAGCTGGTAGTAGACTGAACCATCGCTGGAGACCAGCACCTGTACGCGCGTAGGGTCAAGCACGTAGATAGCTTTGACCGCGCCATTTGATGCGCGCTCTTTCAGGCCGTATGTGTTGCCCCTGAACAGCTTTGAAGTGATCCACCACTCTTTGAACTGGATATGGTTCTGATACCGGTTCGGTTTGCGAAGCACTGAGTACTTTTGATCGCTGAATTGGTTCCAGATCCCGTTCTGATCTTCCCGCACAGTCAGAAACGGCATCTTGCCGATGTCTGCCGAGATCAGGGTGATACAGGCGTAAACGGCGTGATATGCCGCGACGGTATCGGCGCACCACTCTTCGCCCTTCTGCCAGGCGCCGGCGGAGGGCTCGCGAATCCACGGCCACCACCCGCCACGGTTATCTACCGGCGCCATGTAGCTTTTCTGCTGGGCAGCATTGCGCAACGCCGAAAATACGTTAGCCATTCGCTATGCCCCGGAAAATGACGGTGGAAAACAGCATGGAGAATGTGCCGGCAGCAATAAGCGACCAGCCAACTCCATACAGCAGGTAGACCCCGCCAGATACTCCAGTGGCGCCGCTCAGCGCGAAGAGAATCAGCCAGGTGAACTGCGACGAAAGGATTGATGCCACAGCCGACAGCAAAGCAGATGCAGCTTGCTTGACGCTGCGAATCGGACCCTTTCTCATGGTTATTCCTTGTCGCTCGCTGGTGGGGCCGGAATCAGCGCCTCGACATCCTTCTTGAGAATGCGACCGCCCTGGCCGGTAGGGGTGACGCGCGCCAAGTCGACTTTCATTTCTTCCGCGAAGCTGCGAACCGCATCGGAGATGATGTACTCAGGCGCACTAACTGGCTGGGCTATATCCCGGGTTAGGTAAACGCCGCGCCCAAGCTTCTGCAGCACTGCTGCATATCGCTCTTGCATAAACTGTTCGCGCCCACTTGCGTGCTTGAACTTAACTTTCATGGCCTTCTCCGTGTCGCCTTGTAGAAGGGGCTGCATTGCAGCCCCTTGAGCCAGACGGCTCGGTTATGCTCCCCAGTTGACGCCTGACAGGTACGCTACCGCCTGTGGTCGACGTTTCTGCCACCGCACATAGCGCTCGGCGCGGATCGCGAGCTGGTTGGTCTGGAACATGGACACCAGTTGAGCAGCAGTCGGTGTGGCCGTGGCCGCCGCGTCGTCCATGAAGATGGTTGCCTCGCGCGAGATATCGATGTTGACCTGGCCGTCGTCAGCGATATAAATCTCGCTCGCAAACGCCAGAATGAACATCGAGCCGTTGGTATCCTGCGGAACGTAGTTAGACACGATGACAGGCACGCCATCAATCTCGCCGGCACCATTTAGGCGAACCCCCGGAAACTCGCGAGCACCCAGCGGATTACGCAACAGCGACAGCGCGCGCGCCGTCTTGGCATCAGTGATGTATACCGCAGTTCCTGTCGGCAGGTTAGTTGCATCTGCGGTTGCCCACAGCGCAGCGATATCAGCCCGAATGCTGTCGGCATCAGTTCCAGAAGATGGGATGGGCGTTACTCCATTTGTAACGGATGCCGGAGACTCCGACGCACCGGTACCAACAGCCTTGTCCGGATCAACGAAGTCAATATCCATGCGCTCAATTACGGCGTCCGCCAAGTCGTCACGTGTCAGCTGGACAATTGCAGGGTCGCTGAAGCGCTCCAACTCTTCGGTCACGACAGAGATGGCGGCGATCTTGGCCCATTTCAGCGTAGTTGCTGCATAGCTAGCAGAGGTGACTGGCTTGCGATAACCCTCACCAGTCCAGCCTGCAGTGCCTGCGCCGGTCTTCCCGGGGATTCGGCTATTGAAGGGGACTCGGCGCAAGGAAGGGATGCCGCCCATCCCAAACTGGCCAACGATGGTTCGTGGACGCAAATACTCAATGAACTCGCCAGAGATATTCTGGTAATCCACGAGATCGCCAGCCCAGGTTGGACTGGTAGTAGTGCCGGCGTTCACGGCCGCCTTCATGACGTTCTGCAGGCGGATGTCGCTGCCGAACTTGTTCTCAGCAAACGCCTTAGCACTACCAACATCGCCCTTGGCGGCAAACATGGAAAGCGCGAATCGGGCGAAGGCAAGACCGGGCTCGTCGTTCTTGACGCTTTTCACTACGGCAGGAGCCTTGGCGCGCGCAGCTTCTTGCATGCCGGTTCGATCTTGAACTGGGGCAGCCTTCACCAGATTGGTCTTGGCCATTTTTTCCAGGCGGTCAAGGTGCTTGTCGATGGCGGTGACTTCATCCTGCAGGGTGTCGTACTGCTCTTCCTGCTCTGCGTCGAGAGTCTCGCCAGCCTCGGCGGACTTTTCCATGATGGCAACCATCTCGGCGGCCTTGGCTTCGCGGGCTTCTTTGTAGCCCTTGATCTGCTCTTCAATATTCATCTGATTGCCCTCCTGGGGCTTCGGTACTTTGAAGGTTTTAGTGGTGCTTGCCGAAGCGCCGGCAGGTTTACCAATGCGCACAACCGTGGGCAGCCTCTTGCCTGACGCGGCCAGCTGTTCGCGGTCAAACGATTTGATAGAGGTGATGGTGGCCTCGGCGTTTGCCGGGATGGTCACCAGGGATAACTCAAGCCATTCCCACTTGGTGAAGTGGATGCCGCCGTTATCCATGAAGCTGTATTCAAGCGGTCTGAAGCCGATGGACAGGCCGCGCACCAGTTGATGCTTCAGGGACTGCCATGCCTCTTCGAGTCGGGCGGCCAGACCCTGGGGAGCGTCCACTTTCGGAATGCTGCCGCGAACCTCGATACCAGCCTTCGTCGCCTTTGCCGTAAGGATGGTGCCCACCGGAAGCATGCGGTCATGCTGCCAAAGCAGGGCCAGCGGCAACTTGTACTCAGCACCGGACGGCTCAACGATGTCGTCCATACGGTCGGTCGCCGGGGTAGATGCAATGCCCACGAACTCACGGGCCTCATCATCTACCGCCTTGATAGTCACGACGCTGTGCACGCGGGTAGTGCTGGCCGCCATCTTTTCCAGATCCATGCGGACCTCCAGAAACGAGAAAACCCGCCGAAGCGGGTTTATTGGTTACTGCCAGGCGTTAGCCGAGCACGAACATTTGGTATTTCTTGGTTGCTGCGGGCGGGTTCAGCGCCATCAGCGTGACCGCGTTGAGCATGGCCATCAGCGGGTCGATCTTCGACGAGCCAGATGCCTGCTTGGTAATCAGTATCGAGTTGGCGCGATTCTCGATGCGGGCGTTGCCAACGCACCACGCCATCAATGGTTGCTCTGCGGGGGCGAAGGATCCGTCCGCAAGCCAACGCTCGGCGGTCTTGATCGCGCCGCCCAGCTTCCAGCCCTGGCTTACGCCGACAATCTTGTCGTTGGGTATGCCGCGCTCTTCCAGCTTGTCCAGAATGGTGCCGAGCCCCACCGGGTCACAGCCGATCTTGTCGAGCAGCCCTGCCTCGTGAACTTGCTCGCAGATGTCGGCCAGCTCTTCGACATCCTCGCCAACACGTTCAACCAGTGTCAGATGTCCGTCGTTTGCAAAGTCCTGCAGGGCTGGGGCGATATCCTGCCGGCGCTTGAGCACCGAAGGGTGCGCCCAGGCGTAACCCCACCCCAGTTTTCGCCCTGTATCCTTTTCCCGGCCTATGGCGTAAAGACCAAGAAGGTCATCAAGGCCGCCGCCGTCGACTCCAAGGTCAACCACCTCGCTGCGTTCCAGCAGCTGGGTGAGCGTGCACGGCTCGACCTGGTCCTCCCAGAACTCGGCACCAGCCCAGCGATCAGAGCGCAACGCCAGCCCGATCTCTACATTGAGGTGCTTCGCCAGGAATACCTGCAGCGACCCGTCTGTTTTGTCCTTTCTCTTTCGCAGTTGGTCTTCCAGCCACTCCCTGCTGACTGAACGTCCAAGGTTCGGGTTTGTGAAATGGAAGTTGGCTGGGTCCATGTAGGACTTGGCCTTAACCATCGCTTCCGGGAACTCATACAACACCCCGAGCGATCTACGGTCCACGATGATGCCGTCGCGCACATCGCGGTAATACTGCAGCTTCTCCTTGAAGACGCCGGCCGGAGGCTTTTCGCTCTGAGTGGTGAGGTAGATCACCCAGCCTTCATTGCGCGACACCTGACCGCCGGTAGCCTCCATGAACATGGCATCAGCGGTGGGCTTTGACCCGAACACCCAGTGCTCATCGATCATCACCCGGCCAGACTTCTTCCCGGATACGGTGTCAGTGTCCGCAGCAACAACCTTCAGGCTGTTGCGATTAACCCTATGGCTGATGGTCCGGATATGGTCCTGAATATGGAACATGTCGGACAGCTCATCATCCGCCCGCACCATGCCCGCTGCTGGCTTGTAGCTGTTGTCAGCGACCTCCTTGGTCGGCGCCAGGATCAGATGCTCTTCCTCTTCGCGCCAACACAAGATCAGCGCGGTCAGCATGATGCCCGCGGCAATGGTCGACTTGGTGTTCTTCTTGCTGATCAGCAGATAAAACTCACGGATCAGCTGATTTCCGGTCTCAGAATCGTAGGCGCCGAAGATGGCGCCCACAAAATCGAAAACCCACTGGTCCGAACACTCGCCGAACGTCGGCTTTCCGGGTAGATCGACAACGCGTAGCTGCTTAAATATGTCGAGCGCCCTGTCCGCCTCTTCCTGAAAGATCGGCGGGGGAATGATCGTCTGTCCGTTCTTGAGCCTTTCGGCCCAGTCAGGACAGGCCGTAGACCAGTCCATCTATTTCACAGAGCGCAAAGGCGGTGGCGCAGCACCAAACCTGCCGCCACTGGCCTTCTGAGCTGCCGCCTGCTTCTCGCCCTTCTTACCGCTGTCGCCTTTTTTGCTGTGGTAGTAGTCGACAGCCTTCTGGGCGGCATTGCGGCGGTCGAAGATTTTCGCCCTCGGCTCGTTCATCAGAGCAACCAGCCAGACCAGCGGGTCGTCTGTCTGAGGTAGCGTGTCGAGAAACTCACCACCGCCATCCGGCAATTCACCCCCGGACTCTCCCGCCGCTTTATCGCCGATGTCGGCGTTAACTAGGGTGGAGACTTTTAACATTTCGACGAAAGCTTCCACATCGGGGTGCTTTGCGAGCCGAGAACCGGCCGCAGAAGCTGAGGAAGCCGCGTATCCAGCGACCTCGGCGGCCTCTCTGTTACTTGCGCCGGCTGCCTTTGCTTCGGCAAATCGGCGCTGCTTGGTTGTGAGCGCCATTAACAAATACCTTCAAAATTGGAAAAAATCTGCAAATGAGATTGGGCGCGGTGTCCGCTGCCTTCTCTCCGGGACAATCCGACCACCCCCCCCTACCCTTCAGGAGCGGGCTTGCTGGCTCTCCATAGCGGTCTTCTGCTTGTGGCAAGGTACGCACAAGGACTGAAGGTTCTCGTCGTCATCTGTGCCGCCTTGCGCAACGTTGACGATGTGGTCTAGCTCAAGCTCATGAGTGACCTTTCCGCAGTGCTGACAGGTGTAGCCGTCGCGCAGGAAGATCTGGTCGCGCTTTCGCCGCCATGGGCGACCACCTCGGCCAGAACCCCAGCGCTCGACCTGCACGTCGTCTGCTCGTGCCATATGGCGCCCTTGCGCCATCTGGACTCGCGGCTTTACGGTGCTGAGTCTGCCCATATCAGGGATGACGCCTGCTGCCGTCAAGGTAGGTGGCAATGCTGACAGTTTCAATCGCATCAACATCGCCTTCACCAGCATCATCGATCACAATCTCAATGATTGTCTGATTGGTCTTGACCAGTTCGTTGATCGCCGCTGTCTGTGCCTGCAAGGCCTCTATCAGTTCTTCCAACAACTGTTGCACGTGCTCTCTCCCGGGCGATGCGCGCCCACTTGGCGATCCACTCACGCCGCTTCTGGCAGCTACTGCAGGCCATGCGATTGCTTGTAATGGCGAGCCAGCATTGCCAGCTCTTCGATGGCCGCAGCAGCCATGGCATTTGCCCGCCGCATCCATACCGGGCCCATGCAAGGCGGCTCTCCGAGCGTTATGCCGCGGTCGGTGACAGATAACTTCACGGTGACGGTAGACAGTTCGCGCGCCGACTGATGTAGGTCGCACGAAATTTGGCCAGGCACAACATCGCCGTCCTGGTCCACGATAAGCAAAGCCTTGCCGCCCGGAATGCCATAGGCTGGGCGTTCAGCCAGATACAGATTGGTAGTCATGCGCTTTTCCTCAGCACAGTGGCCACATTACCCCTCGACCGCCAGACCATGACCGCCAGGATAACGAACACGACCAGCAGAAACGGGCTTACCGGTGCAACCTGGTGACCAGTGATTGGGGCAAGGGCAACAGTCAGCGAATAACCGCCAGTACCGACAGCAAGCAGCCACGCGCAAAGACTTACACCCGGGCGATAGCGCGCACCGTCACGGCGAAACATAACCAGACGCAGGCAGATCGAGCCGCAAAGCAGCGAGACGATCAGCGTTGAAAGCGTGGGCAGTGCCGCAGGTTCAGCCATCTTTTCGCCCCCTGACAACAAAGTCAGCGATAGTGACGATCCAGCCTGGCGTCTTGCCTTCCTGTATCCACTCCATGAGGCTGATGCAGACCACGACGGCAAAGATGCCGCCGAACATCGCAGGAATGGCAGCGGTCTCGGTCCAGCCGCGCGCCACCATCTCTGCCGACAGGAAGTAGCCGGCGATCCAAGAGAAAACAAAGTAGCCAGCCTTGGCCACCCAGCTCAGATCCTTTGAGAACACCATGAAAAACAGAGCGCCTGCGAAGGCGGCCGTAACAGCCTCAAGATTCACGCCTGGGATCAGGCTGGCGGCGGTGACTGTGGCGACTCCTGCGCCTGCAATGACGCCGCTGCTGATGTCGGGCATTGTGTGTCTCCATGGCTGGGCCACACGCATGAGGCCAAAACGAAAAAACCCGCTCAGTGGCGGGCTACAAAATGGATGCTGGAGACGGATTCGAACCGCCGACCTCCGGGTTATGGGCCCGGCGAGCTGGCCGCTGCTCTATCCAGCAGGCACAAAAAACCCGGCGCAGTGGCCGGGTTCTATGTTCGGAGCGGCAAAACCGCAGATTGGGAATATATTGTTCGCTTGTTCGCTTAATTGCAAACCTTATTTGCAACCTATCACGCCGCCTCGGCAACCATCAGCCCATGCTGCCGCATAACCGCATCAACCTGCTTATGCGCTGCATCAATCTGCTCGTTCAGCCAGCGCTGCGTCAGCGACTTCCAGCGGCGCAGGGTTCCATCGGGTGTTCCGTCAGAATCCCACGACTGGACCTCATAGAATGCCGATGGCAGGCGTCGAGGCACAGCCCAGCACGTCACGCACTTCATCTTGAACAAGTGAGGTGCCGGACTCACCACCCGCGGGATAAGCCAGCGCACGGACTCGGCCACCTCAAGGTCATTGATCGAATACTTCGCCACCACGGCGTGCCACAGCGCCTGGTCCAGGTATCGATGCAGAATAGCCCGCGCGATGCAGTCCTGCGTGAGGCGCTCTTCAGCTGTCAGCTCTGAGCCTGTGCGCACCTCTGGCCAACCTGACTGATACCGCATCTGCCACCCAGCCTTTGCCGTGCCATCGTTGGTCTCGATCGACATCACTCGCGCAATGCAGTGCCCTGCGTCTCTGTAGATCATGGATCAATCCCCCGTGTAGTGGCCGAGCACGCCATCGCGCCGGCTGGGCTGATAATCACGCTCTGCACCCTGGGCACCGCCGCGGGACTGAACCAGCGCCTGCAGGAT